CGCGCTGCGTGCATTCGCGAAGTCCAACAGTCACTCGACGATTCCGTGAAACAAACGCTCGAAGACAAGATCGAGAATATGGGGGTGAGCTCGTTATTTCGTGTGATGAAAAGCGAAATCATCGGACCCAATGACAGCCTGATCGTTTTCAAGGGAGCGAAAGCCCACACCGTCCACAGCATAAGATCACTCGAAGGTTTCAATCGTTGTTACGTGGAGCAAGCCGAGGCGTTGTCGCAAAAGTCTGTTGACGATCTGATTCCGACGTTCCGCGCCGCCGGTTCTGAAATGTGGTTCGCATGGAATCCGATCGACCCAACTGATCCGGTCGAGGTGTACTTTGCTGACAATGTTGACGACCCGGACTTCATTAAAATCGAAGTCACATATGCGGACAATCCTTGGCTGCCCGAGGAGTCGCGTCGTGACATGGAGCGAATGCGACGGCGCGATCCGGACAAGTACGCACACATCTGGCTCGGCAAATATCGCACCATGTCCGAGGCTCGCGTGTTTCGGAACTGGACCGTCGAAGCATTTGAAACGCCGGACGATGCGACCTTTTATTACGGCGCGGATTGGGGTTACAGCATCGACCCAACCGTGCTAGTCAGGTGTTTTATTGACGGGCGAAAACTGTATGTCGATCAGGAGGTTTATCGCGTCGGATGCGAAATCGATTACTGTCCGTTTTTGTTCGGCGGCATGAGGGACAAGGAGCTGCGCGAACTCAACTCGCAAGCCTACGAATCACTGAAGGCCAGGAACGAACAATGGCGCGGTGTCGACGGCTCGCGCAAATGGGCGATAACGGCCGACAACGCCAGGCCGGAAACGATCGCATACATGAAGCGCCACGGCTTCCCGTTGATCCAGCCGTCGATCAAGGGGCCGGGCTCGATCATGGAGGGCGTTGAGTTCCTGCAGAATTACGATATCGTAATACACCCACGCTGCAAACACACGGCCGATGAGTTCACTTTCTACAGCTTCAAAACAGACCCGCGGACGGATCAGGTGATCCCGGTACTGGACGATAAAAAAAATCACGTCATTGACTCCGTGCGCTATGCGATAGAGCGCGTGCGGCGTAATTCTGACTGGCGAGTGCTGTGACTTTCCTGACTAAAATGGGCGACATCCTCGGCATCAAAGCGTTGTCGGAAATGCGGTTTCCCGGACGCTCGCTGGTGTTCTTTGACTTTCCCAGGCTTGACGTCGACGAGATAGCGCGAGAGGTCGGCGACGGTACCAGTTCCGACCTTGTCATCACCCCGATTCGCTGGCTGCAGCGCGCCTTCAAGGAAGCGCAAATCGTTGTCCTTAGCGATGACGAAATAGTAGAGAATGATCCGCTGCCGGCACTGATCGACACACCGAATGCGTTTTACTCGTGCGACACGCTGTTCGCAGGCACTATTTATTCGCTGTCGACCGGCGGCAATGCGTACTGGCTGAAGGTGCGAAACGGCAACGGCGGCGTTGCCGAGCTTTGGTGGATTCCAGACACGCTGATCGAACCGAAGTGGCCCGACGAGGGCAACGTCTTCATATCGCATTACGAGTACAACGTCGGCGGACGCCAGATACCGCTCGAGCCGTCGGACGTTATTCACTTTCGCGACGGCGTCGACCCACAAAACATGCGCAAGGGTCTGTCGCCACTGCGTGGCTTGCTGCGGGAAATCTGGACTGACAACGAGGCTGCTGTGTTCACTGCAGCGTTGATGCGTAACGGTGGCGTGCCAGGCGTCGTCATTTCTCCAGATGAACCGGGCGTGACGATTACGCCGGATCAGGCCGAACAAGCCAAAGAGAAATTTACAAACGAGTTTACGCGCGAGCGTCGCGGCAAGCCAATTGTGATGAGCGGCAAGACCAAGGTCGAGCAGTTCGGCTTCAGTCCGCAGCAGATGGATCTGTCGCCGCTGCGTAATATCAGCGAGGAGCGTGTCACCGCAGCACTCGGTGTGCCGGCCGCTGTCGTCGGGTTTGGCGCTGGCCTCGAAACCTCAAAGGTCGGCGCGACCATGCGCGAGCTCAGACAGCTTGCCTGGCACAACGGCGTGATTCCGCTGCAGCAAATCGTCGCCAGCACATTGCAGCGATCATTGCTTCCCGATCTCTCGAAAGGTCAGGTAGTCGAATTCGACAACAGCGACGTCGCGGCGCTAGCGGACGATGAGAATAAGCACGTCGAGCGCGTTACCAGCCTAGTGAAAGCCTCTATATGGACACGTGGCGAGGGTCGCGTCGAGACCGGCAAAGAGGCGGGGCCGAACGATGACGTTTACCTGCTGCCACTGAATGTGCTCGAGGTTCCTGTCAGCGGTAATAGCACAACCCCGGACAAGGATCTTTGGGATCTCTATCAAACCTGGTTTAAGCACGACCACACGTTGCTCGAAAGTCGCATCGTCGAGAGCGCACCGCAGGCGACGCCAGCACAAGCCGTACAGGGATTCGGAAAGATTATGGACCGCTTACGACTGGCTTTGCCGGCCGTCATGGAGTCTGAACTGCTGGCGTTTTTCGCAGCCCTCGGCGCGTCTGCTGAAGCGCAAGCATTAGAGGTGCTGGTACAAAAAGACAGCCTTGATGCTGCCCGCATTGCCGAAGGCATGGAACTGCTCGGCGAGGAGCGCGCATTGCGCCAACTTTTCGAGCGCCATTATCTTCGCGTTGGTGGCGAAATAGGTGCGGCACTCGGTAAGTTCTTGTCAGTCGAGGTCGGGCTACCGGATGCGGCGGCGCGCTCAATACTGGCGACCGGCGGAACTAGGGCAGGTTTACTTGACCTGACGGCGAAGACCAGACAGAAAATATTTGAGCGTCTAGTCGAGGGTCGCATCAGCGGGCTCGCTGGCGACAATCTGGCGCGGTTTATTCGTGACGGCGTCGAGGCAGGGCCATGGTCATCACCGGCAATCAGGGCAAAGGTCATCGCCCGCACCGAAACGGCATTTGCGACAAACATCGCGACCGTCGAAGCGGCGCGCGCGATTCCGGGATTGGAGCGCATGATGATTCTCGATGCACGCGCCGGGCCTACTGATGAACTCTGCGAGCAGATGAACGGCCGTGTTGTTACAATCGACGAAGCCAGGCAGTTGATGGCCGACGAACATCCGAACGGAACTCGACAGGCCGTTCCAATCACGCCGCAACTGGCGCAGGAAATGGGTCTGTAGAACGGAGAGTAGTATGGATATTGTACGCAAGACGTTTCGTGGCGAGATAAAGCAACTTGGCGACGATGGCTCGTTCGAAGCGGTTATTGCCACGCTCAATGTTGTCGACAGTGATGGCGACATCATTCTGCCGGGCGCATTTCAAAATGCTACGGTCTCCGTATTGCCGGCCCACGATTCTCGCAGCGTTATGCTTGGAAAAGCGACAATGGAAGATCGGGACGACAAAGCGATTGCCGTCGGCAAATACAATCTCGATATTCCAACCGCTAAAGACTGGCACAGTGCGCTTAAATTTGATCTGAAAACGCCACCGGCTATACAAGAATGGTCATTCGCGTTTCGCATCATAGAGTCGTCAATGGAAACAAGAGACGGTGAGGACATTCGTATCCTGGAAAAACTGGATGTCATGGAAGTATCGCCGGTACTCCGTGGTGCAGGCGTCGGAACCGAAACCCTCACAGCAAAACAGCGCTTTGCCGACCAACTTGAATTGACCCTGAAGTCAATCGAGGATACGCTCGAGCGCGCCAAATCCATTGCCGATCTGCGCGCCAAGAACGACAAGCCGACGACATTATCCGTCGACCACGCGGCGCGCATCAAAGCGTTGCGCGAGAAGTTCGAGGAAATAGTCGCCCTGGTTACGCCGCCAGAGGAAAAAGAAGGCCCAGAAGTTGCGGCACTCGCAGAGACTCTATTGAGTGACAGCCAGCGCCTCGGTGTTGACATCGGTGACTGACGGATCATAATAGTCGCATCGCTGGACCGTGGTTCCGGCCTGTTAATCCCCTAGCAGGAGTGCACTCGTGCTTTTATCCGAACTGCGCAAAAAGCGTGACGAAAAACGAACCTTTCTCGCCGGCATCTTCAAAGAGGCCGTGGCCGCAAACGATGACGGCGTCAAGGAATACGATTTTCGAAAAGTGACGTGCCTGAAAGACGGCATCGAAAACCTTGAGGGCACCGCCAAATCAGTCAAGGTCGCGGAGCGCGTTCGCGAACTGAACACCGAGCTCGACGAAGCTTGCAAAGAGATCGAAACGCTGGAAGGCGCCGAGAAAGATGCCAAGGCTTTCGAGGAGCGTCAGAACACGCTGAATCGTCCGCCACTGCCGGGAAGCCCTGATCGCAAAGATCAAAAAACGGTCGGACAGCTCGTCACCGAACACGAGATGTTCAAGAAATGGATGGCTGGCTCCAGGGACGGCAAAATTGAACTGGCTGACGTCAGTATCGAAAGCTTGAAAACGCTGTTTCAGACCACCGCTGGCTGGCTGCCAGAGTCGACACGCATCGGAATGGTCGTCGACGCGGTTACGCGCCCGCTGCAAATTCTTGACATCATGCCGATCGGGCAAACCGGCATGGCTAACGTTGTGTATATGGAGGAAACGACACGCACCCACGCCGCCGCCGAACGCACCGAAGGCGCGCTTGCAGCCGAGTCTACTTTCGTGCTGACAGAGAGAACGTCGCCGGTTCGCGAAATTGCCGACAGCATCCCGGTCACAGATATCCAACTCGAAGACGTGCCGATGGTGTCGTCTTATCTTGATGGCAGGCTGCGTTTTGGTATCCGTCAGCGCCTCGATGGACAGATCGTCAGTGGCGATGGCATTGCGCCGAACATCGACGGCATCATAAATACTGCCGGCATCCAGACGCAGGCGAAAGGTACAGACCCGATTCCGGATGCAGTTTACAAGGCAGGAACAAAAATCCGAGTCACCGGACGTGCCGTTCCGACGCACTACGTCACGCACCCGAATGACTGGCAACAAATTCGTTTGCTGCGAACCGCAGACGGTATTTATATCTGGGGTAACCCATCTGAGGCTGGCCCGGAGCGCATCTGGGGATGGCCTGTCGTGCAGAACGAGTCGCTGACGGAAGGCACTGGCTTGCTCGGTTCGTTCGAGCCAGCCTGGATCAGTCTGTTTGAACGTCGTGGTGTCGTCATCGAGCGTGGCTTTGTGGGAGTGCAGTTCACTGAGGGCAAGCAAACGATTCGTGGATCGATGCGCGCAGCTCTCACTGTGTTCCGTCCACCTGCGTTCTCTACCGTTACTGCAATCTAAGTCGTGGGAACCCTCGAAGGCTTCCCGACTCCGTTCGGCTCGGCGATTGTGCCGGGCGGGCCGGTCGGAGCGTTCATTCCTGTTCCCGGGATCAACGTCGCCGATACGTTGATCGAAGTCAAACACGTCTCCGGCGATCTTGTGACGAACGTAAGCTTGCTTGCGGATTTCACAATCACTGACGCCGACGAGATCACCAATGGTGGCATTGTAGTCACGACTGGCAATTTCCTGATCGTGGTCTGGAAAGAGGCTGAGTAGTGGCGTCGAGTTTGCGAGTCACCGTCGCCTCGAATATCGTTGAGGTTTTGGAAACATAATGGCTATCGTCGTCATAACACCGACAAAGATCACCGAAAAGGGTGTCGCCGAATCGTTCCAGGCGATGGTCACCACCGACACGTACAAGGTTCGGAACGGCGGCCGAATGCTGATGCACTTCAAAAAGACTGGCGCAGGCGCTGCCAACATAACGCTGATGACGCCGAAAACGGTTGCTGGCTTTGCGGTTGCAGATCAGGTAATCGTGGTTGCTGCGACTACTGGCGATCTAATGTCGGCACCGATCAATGAAGATTTGTTCAATGATGCCAGCGGTGACGTCAGTTTCACGACCGATAACGACGTCGGGCTGACCGTCGCCGCGATTAGGCTCTGAGGAAATATGATGGCTAAGAAAAGAACAAAGAAGGTTGTCAGCAAGGCAGCGAAGCCCGCGGCCAACAAAGAACAAAAGCCTGATGAAAATAAGGGCGGGTTGACGATTGAGCCGGGCAAGAAGGACGGCGGCCATAAGAGCGCGAAGATCAAGCCCGGCAAACGTCTGTATCTGAACGCGGCGAAAGATACCTTGTATCCGGAAGGCCACGAAAAGGCTGCCACCTTGTATTGCACCGAACACAAGTACGTTCCGCGCAAGGAATTCGAGTCTCTGAAAAAGAGGGGCCGATGACAACCGCATCCAATCTGGCGGGTAAGCGATTCGGACGCCTCGTCGTTCGGCATCGCGTTGTGAGCAGTAAACACGGTCATGCTCGCTGGTTATGTCAATGCGATTGCGGTGAGACAGCCGAGACTTATGCCGGAGACCTGCGTAGGGATCACGTTAAGTCGTGCGGCTGCCTCGTTTTAGAAACCATTACACACCACGGACAAGCGACGCGCGCCAGTCGCAGCCAAACGCACTACTCTTGGAAAGGAATGAAGGAACGGTGTAGTAATCCGAACGCCAGCGCTTATCGCTACTATGGCGGACATGGGATTAAAGTCTGCAAGCGCTGGATGGATAGCTTCGAGAATTTCCTTGCTGACATGGGCGAGCGCCCAGAAGGTATGACGCTCGATCGCCACCCCGACAATAACGGAGACTACAAGCTGGGAAATTGCCGTTGGGCGACTCCTAAGCAGCAAGCAAATAACCGTCGATCGCCACAGCCGAGCCGAGCTCTTGCCCACGCTTGCTGAAGTCCGCACGCGCGTCGAAACCGATCTCGACGACGCGACTCTGCAAACTCTAATCGATGGTGAAGTCGAGGCATTGCAGCGCGAAGCTGGCGGAGTTACGGAGACCGAAACACAGTACGCTTCCGGATTGAAAAAGATCGTCCTCAAGCGCTTGCCGAACTCCATAACCTCAATTAACGAACGGCGCACGCTCACCGCTGACCCCATCACACTCGCAACAAACGACTGGCGACAGACCGGACAATACGGTCTCTTTCGTGAGGCCAACGGCACCAATCCGGCATCACGATGGGGGGCTGAAGTCGTTATCGCCTACGTTCCGGAACTCGACACCAATCTTCGCGATCGCATCGTGTTCGATCTTGTACAAATGGCTGTTGAGTTCAGGGCCTTCGATGAGGAAACGGCTGGCGACTGGAAGGGGTTGCAGAAAGACTACAAGCAACGACGTAAGGCCGTTCTCGAGCAGGTGACAGAGGGCCGCGGACTGATCTTGTGAGCCGCGGATTGATCCTGTGAGCGTGTTTATCACAGATTTGCCGCAGCGCTTCCAGCGACATATCCGCGTCACTTCGGGCGGCTGCTGGTTATGGATGGCCTATTGCGATAAAGATGGCTACGCACAGTCGCGCGTCGGAAGCAGGACGGACGGTACGTATCGGAACGTAAGGACCGCTCGCTATCTCTACCAGCAATTTGTCAGGGCGATCCCGGATGGATTGCAAGTCGATCATCTCTGCAGACAGCGTGCGTGCGTAAACACAAACCATTTGGAGCCCGTCACACCCCGCGAGAATACCTTGAGGGGCAAAGGTGTTACGGCGGTGAACCATAGGAAACAACGGTGCAAGCGCGGCCACGATTTCACTGAAGACAACACATATTGGTGGAATAATATGCGCCATTGCAGGCGATGCAAGTCTGAGCGCAGTCGACGTTATCGGGAGGCGAAGGAATGTCACGCGGAGCCATGACCCACAGGGCGGTCGTGTCACGTGATACGTCTGCTGGCACGGATGACTGGAACCGACCTGTACCGCCGGCGTTCACCGTTCAACCCGACGATATACCTTGCCGGGCATGGAGCAAGACACGCAAGGAAGTCAGGGACGATGGCAAAGAAGTTCTGATCGAGGACATCCGCGCGTTGTTTCCTAAAAACGCCGACATTCAAACCGGCGATCGCGTCACGGTAAACGACCGTCTCGGCACCCTGATCTTCGATTCCCTCGCCGTGCAGACCGTGAGCCGCAGGGGTGCTAACGTCAGGCATCGTGAAGTCGTGTTCAAAAGACATAAATAATGGCGGGACACGCCGGGAAGTGTAGGGTCGTGAGGGTTACTACCGAGAGAATGCTGTTCTGCGTGGCTGCGGGGTTAAAGGGTGTAAGGCAGCACCAACACCAGAATAACACTCGGCACACTGTCAATGGCGCCCCCCTAGGATATCGTCGGTCTGCGCCTACTGCTGAGGGCCGGTCGCGTGTCCCGCCGCCTTTGAGTGTGAAATGACGGTGAACTGGAAAGGTGGCACAGTGATCGCGAAGCTGCGGCGGGCACAGATCACAGCGGTGAATACGACGATGGCGGCCGCTGTTTTGCACGCCAAAAACAATCATGGCCCTGGTGCGCATTCCGCAGGTCGTTTCGAGAATCAATCGACATCACTTGAACGGTCTATTCGCATCGTGAAGGCAGCCAAGCGCATCGTAGGCGGCGTCAAGGGCACCTGGGGGTCTCTTGACACAGTTTACGCCAGACGAATTGAGCTTGGCTTTCAGGGCAAAGACAGCAAAGGGCGCATCTACGACCAGCCCGCCTTTCCGTTCCTGATCCCTGCCGCACAGGCAGAGTACCCGAAACTTTCTAAACGTATACGAGCCGCGCTATGAAAGACGTCATGAAAGCGCTACGAAATTGGATTGCGGCGCAGACCGAGGTCTCGACTCTGGTTGGTACAAGGGTGTTTGTCAATCGTATTCCACGCGGAACAATTGAGGCAGAGGACACCTTTCATCCGAAGAAAATGCTGGTGTTGCGCCAGGCCGGTGGGGCGCTGAAAGCCGACTTGCTGTGTACCGACGATTCGATAATTACCGTGCTGTGCTACGGCGAAAGCGACCTTGAAGCGGACAGTGTGCGGCGCGCGGTGTGGGAAAAGTTCGTGAATCTGTCGCGGGTACGACAGGACACCGTCTTGCTGTATCATATTAATCCAACAGGGGGCGCGGTGCCGCTCGTCGACCCGGATATTGTTTGGCTAGCGGTAGCGCAGAATTTCAGTTTGAAGGCAAGTGTATTATGACGGCTGTGCTTGATTTGATAGGACAACGATGATGAATGATATTTATACAGGGCTCATCCTTGGAACCTGTATTGCGGGACTTGTTTTAGTGTGGTCGATTTTGATACCCCTGATATTAGAATATAGGGCCGAAAAACGAAGTCAGGTGAACAGGAGATAGAAAATGTCAGACCTCAGCATTGTCACTGGTCCGCTGTCGCTGTACTTCGCGCCTGTTGGGATCGCGTTCCCGCTAGTCGATGACGACCCGCCAACAGGCTTTACATTGATTGGCACCTCCGGAGCAAAAAATTACATGGAGGACGGTGTCAGTGTCTCCATGAACCAGAGCATCGAGGTGTTCCGAGGGCTTGGCAGCACGGCCGCACTCAAGGCGTTTCGCATTGAGGAGGATGTCGTCGTCACGGTGCAGATGGCGGACCTGACACTAGCGGAAGTCAGGCGCGCATTGAATGAAAATGCGGTCACGAACACGGCCGCAGCCTCCGGCATCCCGGGCAAAGACGAGATCAATCTAAACCGCGGTCTCGATGTCAACACTATTGCCCTGCTTGTCAGGGGCATTGGCAAGTCGCCGCAATTCGATACCGGCAATCTGCAGTTCGAACTCGACAAAGTGTATGAGGGCGGATCGCAAGAGCTGACATTTGTCAAGGGCGAGCCCGCCGGCGTGCTTTTAGAGTTCCATGCACTCGAAAACGATGCCGGACTCGTCGGACGCCTGCTTGCTCAAACTGCTGTCGCGCTTTAATTTTTACACATGGTCGCTACAGCCGAATCTTTGACTCGGCTGGCTGAGAAAAAACAACGCGAGGTATCGCAGCACAAGCACGAGATTAAAAAACACCGCCGCAAGTTGCAGATAGCGGCGAGAGAACTTGAGGACTTCAGGCAACGGCTTGCAGCGCTCGGGATCACATTCATCGGCGCAGG